ATGCGTCTGGGTGATTTTGAAGGAACTGTTTATTCAAACGCGTTAGTTAGGACCGCCCTTGTAAATGCGGTTAAGTTTCTTCAAAAACGTTGGCGCTCTAAGTATCAGGTGCTGTCTTCGGGCATGATTGCTGACATTCAGCCCAGCGGGTTTGCAGAGCAGGGATTGATTTGGGTAAGTACCACAAACGGGTACTCGTTTATTTCGGCTGGCTTTGAGGTTAACGACGTTTTTCGAAACCCGTTTCTTGAATTTGATCAGCCGTCTCCACCAGTTGTAGAGCAGAATGACGAAGATGCTATTGTATTAGCGGCGGCTTATCTTGTTCACCTGGGCAAATTGACTTCAAGTTCGGCCACGTTTGTCTCGTGGTCAACTGAAGATATAAAGTACACAAATTCAGAATCAAGCAGGTCGATGAAGGTAGTGCTTGATACGCTAATGGCAGAACTCAACGTGCTGTTTAAGACGCGTATCGCTCAGCCTAAAGCAACTCGCCAACCGCTGAATATTGTAGTAGGTACGAAAGTATACTAGGAGGATGTATGGGTAAGGTAATTCCGAAGATGTTGTATATCGGGGATTTTCCAGTTCCGACTGGATTTGGGATCGTGTCTGCAAACTTGATTAAGACGTTTAAGCAGTACTACGATGTGACCGTACTGGGTGTTAATTTCTATGGGGATTATAATCCAGCAAATGACGGGGTGAAGGTTTATCCGGCTTCGGGTAACGGTAGCGACATTTGGGGAAAAGGGCGACTTGCTGAAATGCTTATGCGTGTCAAGCCGGATGTTGTTTTCGTGTTGAACGATCCATGGATTGCCATGGAATATTCTGCAATCTTTATGAAGTTAAAAGAACAGTATCCTGCACTTCACAGCAAGTTTGTGGTTTACACGCCCGTTGACGCCGAAAACGTCAAGCTGGATTTTATCGATGGCCTGCGTGCTTATGACGCTGTGATCACGTACACTCAGTTCGGCGCTGCTCAACTTGTAAATTGTAAGAATAACGCAGGTGAGATTGTAGGTCTCAAGGACATTATGGTAATTCCTCACGGTGTTGATACCGAAGTATTCAAGCCGCTTAAGGTTTCTAAGGCGCAGCTGCGAAAGCAACTAAACCTGACAGATCAGGATTTTGTTGTTCTCTGTCTTCAACGAAACCAGCCTAGAAAACGATTAGACTTGACGTTCTACTACTTTGCTGAGTGGGTCAAGCGGTACGACTTGCCACCGAGCGTAAAGATCTACTACCACGGCGCTCTGCAGGACTACGGTATCGACATCATTCAATGGTGCGAATACTTGGGTATTATCGATCGGCTAGCAATCTCGTCTCCCGATATTCGACCAGACAACGGTTTAACTGTTGAGCAGATTAATATGATCTACAACAACGCCGATGTGTTCTTTACCACTACTGCAGCCGAGGGCTGGTGTTTGCCAGCATCCGAAGCAATGGCCGCAGGTATTCCGGTCATTCTGCCTAAGCACTCGGCGTTAGCTGAATGGCCGGAAGGTAACGCCCATTACATGGATGTGTACCCGTTCCCACAACTAACCGATCGCGGTTTGAATACTATTCATCATGTTACTGAAATGGAAAGTGCTATTGAATCACTCCACAAATTGTACACAGATCACGAGTATCGTGCGCGTCTCGGTAAGGCAGGGCACGACCACATGAACAAAGAGAAGTTTCAGTGGAGTGTGATTGCAAATCAATTCATGGAGATTATAAATGGAGTCATCAAGTAAATTAGAGCAAATGGCGAAGAAGTATGCAAAACGGCTGTTGACACGGCTCGAAGCATATGGTATTGTTAACAACGAAGTTCGGAAAGCAGTGCTTGATGAACTCAATTCGATGGCGAGAGAGATCGCCTCAATGCAGGAGAAAAAAGATGGCATTCGGTAAGATGATTGGTGGACAGCAGCAGGCAGGCAGCAATTCAGGCGGCGGTAAGAACCCGTTTATTGACGTTCGCGAAGGTAAGCGTGTCATTCGTTTTCTTCCAGATCCAGCACAGCCAACAGAACCGCTTTTGGGCCAGACTGTTTTGTCTGTTTGGATGACTGTGAAGAAGGGCGAGGCTGACGTTCAGCGGAGAATTTTTGTTGATTACTCAGCACGCTCAATTCTTCCAAAACAGTATAATGATGCAATTCGTCGGCGCTTCTTTATGAACGTTCTCGACAAGAGCATGGTTGTCAAGTTGGAAGATGGTTCTCTTATCTACGGTAATAATCAGAATCAGTATCTCATGTCGCAAAACGGCGAGCTCGTACCAGTAACTGGTAAGAAGCCAGAGCGAAACATGCAGATCATGGTTCTTGAGGGCAGCGTCTCGTCTGGTCAAGGACGTAATGGGTTGCTTAACGAAATCGAAGAGCTCAGCAAGTCTGTGTTTGACGAAGAGACGAGCGAACTTATTCCAATTACCAACGTGGACATTGAAGTTGTCACTCGTGGCAAAGGCTTAAACACGAACCGCGCTGTGTACGTTGGTGCTAACCGAGATCCCATTCCTAGTGAGATTCTCAAGTTGCCAATGTTCGACATCGACGCCTACGCAAAGCCATTCCCGGCTGACGCCATCAAAGATCTACTCAAGGGGCTGGACTATGGCGAAGTTCTTAAGGCACATGGCATTACAGTAATGCCGCGTTTGATTGAAAAGGATTCGGCGTCAACCGATACAGTTTCAGCAGCAGCGGTTGTCAAGAAGGCCATCGAAAGTACACCAAGCAAGGCTATTCCAGCAGCAGACACTTTGTTTGACGACTAAGTGAGCAAGGGCGGTGGGCGGTGCTAAACACACCGCCCGCTTTTTATTTGGAGGTTTTATGGGCAGAGGGTACAAGACCGAATGTCCGCAATGCGGCGGGGATAATCTGTATGTAACTCCGGACAATGGAATGGCTTATTGCTTTAATTGCGAATACCGATCGAGTCCTGAACAAGCTGACCGCACTCAAGACGAGCGTGGTCTTCCTTTTCAAGGGAGCGGCGAAGACTTAGAGGCTATACGCCGAGTCTACACAGACGCTGCTAATTATTATCACGCCTGTCTAACGCCGCAAGCTCGTGCATATGCTAATGATCGCGGTATAACGGACGAGTCAATCAAGAAGTTTAAAATTGGCTATTGTCCGGAGGTTCAGAACTATGACAGGCAGTTACACGACGTCTACGTCCGGGCTGGATTAATTACCACTTCAGGTAAGCCTACTCTGGCAGAGCGGCTAACTTTTCCCTATCTCGATCCAACGACCTCACAAATCGTAGACATCCGTGGTAGATCTATGGATGGGGCTGATCCTAAGTATAAAGGGCCGTTCGGTACGACCTCTTCAAGAGGAGCTGGAGAATGGCCGTTTAACGCCGAGGATCTAAAGGGTGACCACTTAATTACGGAAGGTGAGATTAAAACTATTGTAGCCAGTCAGCTCGGCTTTAAATCAGTAGGGCTGCCAGGTATAGCCGTATGGCGTTGGAGACTTCGCTCTATGGCACGCGGTCGACAGACAGTAGTATTCGATTCTCAACTGCAGGCTAACACACGTGAGTCTGTATACACAGCTATTGACAAGCTGTCGCAGAAACTACCGAATCTTCACATAGCCACGCTCCCGCTAGGCAAGCACAACAAAATGGATCTCGATACCTACTTGTTGACAAAGGGAGCAACCGAGTTTAAACTCATCTTAGACAAGGCGTTGCCTTACAACGAGTGGGCAAATTTATTACGGAGGCCGTATGTACTACGACAAGGACGCTGAGTGGCGATTACTCTCCTCGCTGATGGCAAATCCCGAGAGTCTGCACATTATCACGCCCGCTTTGTTTTCAGACGAGCGTAAGGATATTCTGCTGGCTATGAAGGAAGCTTACGTGCGTTACGGTGAGTGCTCGTACGAAGTGATGCGGATGGCTCTTGCAGGGGATGTTCCTGCTCAAATGCTTGTTCAGGTTTCGGTTAACCAGCAGGCCGTGATCGATGAGCTGGGGTTCATCGCTCGCCGACGCCAGCTCTTTGAAGCGTCAAAGTCGTTAGACTTCGAGTCGAAGCAGTACTACCCGAACGAGGATAAGATCGAGGATATCCTAAACTTTCCTCCAATTCTGCAAGCCCACGATACAACGCTTGTTCCGGGTGCCCAGCGGATGCTCGGCGACCTGAATAAGAAGGTAGACGGTTCGTACAAGTTTACGCACACCGGTATTAAGTTCTTGGATACTATGCTGGGTGGTGAGTGGTTACCGAAGACACTCAACATCATTATGGCCAAGCCGGGTACGGGAAAGACCGCACTGATCGGTCAGTCTATGCTTGAGATGGCTCGTCAGTACGAAACCCGCTCGTTGTTCTTTTCACTTGAAATGAGTAAGGAGCAGTTGATTAGTCGTTGGGTTGCCTACTTGCTGAAGATGGATGCCAGCAACCTTCAGTTCGGGCGAGTTACAAAGGAGCAGGCTGAGAAGGTCGAGCAGGCTGTTATGTATCTGCAGTCGCTACCAATGTCTGTAATTGACGATCCAACAATCAACCTGTCGACAATACGGAAAGAGATTCGGGATTGCGCTCGTATTGGCTGTAAGGTAGTCTTCCTCGACTACTTGCAAATTGTACGGCATTCTCCCACAGCTAACCGGAACAATGACCTTGGCGAGGTAGCTCAGACTTTGAAGGAAGCCGCCAAAGAAGCAAACATCGCAATAGTACTTCTTAGCCAGATGACTAAGGGTCGAGAGGGATTGGATGCAGTCAGAGATTCCGGTGAGGTGGCGCAAGTGGCAGACGCGGTTATCGAGATGGCGCCAATTGACGACCTCTCTGATGATTTGGGCAATCGGGCTATCAGTCTAAAGTTTCATAAAAATCGTAATGGGAAGCTCGGAGTGAGCACGGTGATATTTAATGGGAGTACGCAAAAGTTCAGCAGTCAGTAAGCCGATAACAAGTCCACAAGCCGCAGAGCAATTGAAGGCGGAGCGCCGAGAGCGTAACCGCCTCAATCGCCAGCGAGCAAAGACCATGGAGCGTAGAATAGCTAAGTATCTGGGCGGTGATCGAACTCCTCAGTCAGGAGCGGGAAATAGTAAGGGGGATGTTACCGTACTGTTTACCAATCGTCCTGGTAGGTATGTGATAGAGTGCAAGCTCACCGAGCTTTTTGATCGCCATGGCCCATCCATCACGATTAGTAAGGCCTGGTTAGCGAAGATACATCGAGAGGCTCAGCAGATGAACGCGGTCTTCGGAATGCTCGTATACCGCTACCACGGAAAGCCAGACGACTTTGTTCTTATTAGGACTCAGGATATGCGAAAGGTGCTTAAGTCTCCTGTAGAAGCCGTCAGCGACCTGAGCTTTGATAATCCAAAGACAAAGACGTTTGCGATGCCCTTAGCACGTTCGCTCGTCTGCAAAGAAGGAACCGGATTAACTTGTGTCACAATTGACTTCGTGCTATATTATCTCATGACGCTAGAACGTTTTAAGGAGTTAATTGACGAAGTATGAAACCTAAAGAGTTTCCAGAACAGGCACTATTAGCACCCTTATTAGGCAACGAAGTGATCTTGAAGTTTGACGGGCTCGAGTTTCCTACTCGGTTACTAAGCGCTGAGCTTCAGAAACTGACTGGGCTAGCCAACCCGCCAGATAAGAGAATGAATGCTGAGGGTAAAATGTACACTCCTAAGTGCCTTCGTCTCGTTTGCGAGGCGGGGGCTCTTGTGATGTGTATAGAGGATTACAAGTTTGTGGCCGTGCACAAGGGTGTTGCCTTTATGTTCGACTCGTATACCTTGGAGGTTCGTCTTGCAAGTTAACATCGTAACTACGGTCACCGGTTTAATGGATTCGCTCGCAGCAATTAACATTCAATTGACTCGCAACCCTCGTCGTCTTTTAGTAGACACCGAGACTACTGGATTAGATCCACGGCAGTCTATGCTGCTGCTTGTACAGATTGCGACCTTTGAAGAGGTGTTCGTGTACGACTTTACGCAGCTGCCGGTAGAACTGATTAAGGAGTTCAAGCCGCTTCTGACAGACCCGACAGTTATCAAGGTGTTTCAGAATGCCAGCTTTGACATCAAAGTCTTCTTTGCTCTGGGTAAGTACATTGTCGATCCGATTCACGACACGCGTGTTGTCGAGGCTCTGCTCACAGCAGGCATAGTGGGCGTACGTAACGACTTGGCGAGTATCGCTCAGCGTCGGTTGGGGGTAAGTCTGGATAAGTCTGTGCGTACTCAGTTCACTGACGGTTCTTTCTCAGGCATCAGTGCCGAGCAGATTGAGTATGCAGCTAAGGACGTCATTGTACTCAAGGACATCTTTACTCAGCAGATTGCAGAAGTTAAGCAGCATTCCCTGCAGCAACCATACCGGCTTGAATCCAAACTAACAAAGGTTGTTGCGATGATGGAGTACTTTGGCATGCCGTTTAACGCACAGCATCTCAAAGACATGGAGCCTACGTTCGATACGCTAATCAAGAATGCCGAACGCATGCTTCAGCGTATGGTAATCGAAGCCGGTGTTGCTGAGGAGATTGTGTTTACCCGCGATGGTTACTCCGCTGTGAACACATCGTCTACTCAGCAGATGCTGAAGTACTTTCACGCGGTAGAGATGGACCTGGACAATCTAAATGCTCAGACCGTGACCGAGTGGGATTTTAAGAACCGTAAGAGTGCTAAAAATCACACGGTCAGTACCTCAATGTTTGATGAGGATCTTGTAGAGTCTATTGAGTCTTACGGACGCTACGACAACTACAGGCTTAATTCCTATGCGTTTCTTGTAGGGGCTCGCAAGCTTCAGTCAACGTACGTTCGCGGATTACAGGAAATGGAAAACCCTGTAACTGGGCGTATTCACTGTACGTTTAATCAGATCGGCGCTGCAACAGGCCGGTTCAGTAGCTCTCGTCCGAACCTGCAGAACTTACCCTCCGATCAGAAGATGAAAGACCTGGGCATTCAGCAGAGCATACGACACGCCTTTGCAGTCAAGGGCGAAGGTCGCAGGATGATTATTGCCGACTACTCGACAATTGAACTTGTAATCATTGCTGATGCCAGCGGGGACCAAGGACTCATCGACAACCTGGACGACCTGCACACGTATGTAGCTAAGCACGTACTCAAGGTAGAGGATATCACAACGCAGAATAAGAAAGAGCACCCGTACAAAGTATGGAGAGAAGCGGCAAAGATGGTCAACTACTCAATTGCTTACTCTGTTGGCGGCGACAACCTGGCTAAGCAGATGACGATCAAGCTTGCTCCTGTGAATGCAAAGTACTCACCGAAGCAAGGAGAAGCAATTATTGAGCAGTGGAAGGCTATGTTCCCAGCTGCTACGCTGTGGCTTAAGAAGAGTGCGCGTTCTGCTGTTGTTAACGGCTGGGTGGCAGATAGCTATGGTCGTAAGCGTTTCTGGAACAGGGACGACTTCACGATGAAGTGGAAGAAAGAGGCAGCAGAGCGTGAGGCTTCTAACTTTCCGATTCAAGCCCTGTCTGCTACAATGGTCAAGTTGGCCCTTGTCAAGACATTTGAAAGGTTAGATATGAAAAGGGCTGTAATTGTCTCGACAGTCCATGATGAGATTATTGTGGAGAGTACTGTCGAGTACGCTGAGCAGGCTCGCCTGATTCTAAAAGAAGCCATGGAGGAATCTGCTCGCGAGGTTCTACCTAATCTCGGGAGTACGGTAATTGTGGATCCCGCTATATCTATGAAGTACGACAAGTAAGGAGAATGTATGCCGTTTACGATTGAGATGGAGATCAACGTTTTTAAAAACCTCGAACCGGATCCTGGGCAGCATTACGCGTGGGTAGCCCACATAATGCAGACGTCCGACTGTGTCGATATCTCTGACGAGAATGAGCTGTTTTACGGCATGAGTCCTTTGGCTGCTTATCAGAAAGCAGCGGTTGCCTTGGGTGTTCTGTTGAAGTCTCCTACGTTTTACAACCCGCTTATCAAGAAGGCATTGAACAATGAGTAAGAAGCTTAACCTGGA